GTTCGTGACGAGGCGCTTCCCCATGGAAGTCACGCCGGTGACGATCGGCAGCCCGAACCGCCCGGTGCCGAACTGGCTGACCCCCTGCGCCGGCGCCGTGCTCACGGGGACCGTGACGGGCTTGAGGTTGTACGGAGCCCCGCCCATGACGCGGCCGGCGTAGCGGACGGCGAGGCGCCCCTCCTCGTCCCGGGAGACCGCGCAGGCGAGAACTCGGACCCTGAGCTCGAGGGCCTGCGTCCCCGTGGAGTAGGGGACGCGGGTCTTGACGGCGACGACGTCGCCCGCCTCGATGAACTGGATCCCGGGGTGGGCCTCCCAGGAGCAGGGGAAGGGGTGGCGCTTGGCCTGCTCGGCGAGGTGGCGCAACAGGCGCGCGGCCTCGGTCTCGCGGGTGCAACCGGCGAGGTTGACTTCGCGGACGTTCAGCGGTCGGCCCTCGGGGAGATCCTCGACGGGGAAGAGGAGTTCGTCCCTCTCGTAATCCAGGACCTCCGACCAGAAGGACCCCTGGACGTGGGTCGGGGTCTTCGACCACGCCTCGAGGTTGAGGACGAACTTCCCCATGTTCTGGTTGGGCGGGTCGACGTCGTCCACGAAGGCGAAGACGGGCTCGCCGTCCTGGTCGAGGGGGAACCGCCACTTCGCCCCCTGGAGCACGGCGAAGCAGTAGCCGAGGAAGGCGAGGTCGGAGACCGCCTCCATGAGGGACTGCGGCGTGTCGAGGACGAGGTTGAGCCGGCAGCGGCGTTCGCCGTTCGTGGAGGAGTAGGGCGGGGCCGACGCGTAGGTCGCCGCGTAAGGCGGCTTCGTTGGGTCGTCGCCCGGGCGGTGGACCCACTCGTCGCAGAAGTCCGCGAACGCGATGAACGAGTCCCGCGAGGCCGCGGGAACCTCATTGGGCGGGGTACCCGTGAACCCGTCCGTCCCGAGGAGGAAGTCCGCCCCCGCGAAGAAGAACCCGCCCCCGTAGCGCTCCCGGGCATTGCCCTCGGCCGAGGTGACGAGATCGCGAAGCGCCAGGGCGGCGTTCTGGCTCGAGCCCAGGTCCCGGCGGCCGTAGTGGGCGTCGGTCCTCGGGTCGTAGAGCCTCCCCCGCGTGGCGACGCAGGAGACGCGGAGTGAGCCTCCCGAGAGGAACTCCGACGGCATGGCCTCGATGGCGAGCAGCGCCGTCCCCGGGTAGGTGAACCCCTCCCGGAGGACCTCCACCACGGCCTGGAAGTGGAGCTCGTCGGCCACCAGCGGGTCCGTGGAGGGCTTGTCGAGGCGCGTGACCCGGACTTCGTAGGCCGCGCGGTCGAAGGCCTCGAGCCTGTCCCCGGCGTCGTTGTCCCCGGAGTCGAAGAGCCGCTGCCACTCCGCCCGGAGGCCCACCTGCCAGCGAACCGTGGAGGAGCGCTCGGCCACGAGCTTGAACTCGGTCCCCTTCTCGTTTCGCAGCGTGATCCAGGAGGCGGCCCCGACCTTGCGGTACTCGATCCGAACCTTCGCGGATACCGGGTTCGTACCGCCATCGTCCTTGTACTGGATGAACCCCCGCGGAGCTGCGAGAGTGACCCGGAGGTCGTCCACCTCCCGGGCCCCGGTCGAGTACTCGAGCGCCCCGTCCTGTTCCATGAGGGTGGCCCGCGGGGTGTAGCCCTGCTCGAGGTCGTTGAAGCCCTCGATGACGGACTGGTCGAGGGTGCCCGGGCGCCAGCGGATCTTGAGGCCCGGGAAGGGGGTGGTCCGGTAGGTGGCGGTGACCTTCTTGCCGTTCGCCGGGGCGGTGCCGAAGACGGCCTTCGTGTTCCCCTTCCCGTCCTGGGTCAGCGCGAGGCCGTCCGTGCCGAGGTAGTCGTAGGTGACCTTGACCGTAAACCCCGTGGGCGGCCGGGTCAGGAACTTGAGTCTCACCTTCCACGGGGCCAGCTTCGCCGCGCCCCACTTGTAGGCCCCGACGCGCCGGAGCTGCTCGGCCTCGGGGTGTCCGGTACCCCGGATGTAGACGCGGGTCGACCCCTCGAGGATGCGCTCCCGGCGGTCGTCGCGTCGGAGGTCGAACGTGAGCTTCGGGACGGGGAGGGGAAGCCCGGTCAGGGAGTCGTACCTCTGCGGGGGCGGCGCGGGGACGGTGAACTCCGCCGTGGCGCTCTTCGTGCTGTAGGACTTCCGCAACCCGTCCACGAAGACGTCCACGGCCGGCGTCTCGTCGCCCCCGAGGTAGACCCACCGGCTGGGGAACTCGAAGGACTTCTTCGACCCGTTCCCCTTTCCGAGTTCCTTCCCTTCGACGAGGTCCGAGAGGGCCTTCCGGTCGTTGATTTCGACGTCGCGGATGTCCGAGACCTCGCCCTCGCAGACCGCCCCCAGCCACTTCACGCCCTGCTTCTTCTGGGCGTCCACACCCGGGGCGTTGTTCTCGGCGATGGAGGAGACGGACTCCGCGATGACGACGGGCTTCACGCGGTGGGTCCCGAAGAGGATGGCGACGAAGGCGTCAGGACCCCGCGGGTTGTCGAACTGGTCGATGCCGTAGGTCGGGGAGTCGCGGAGGTTCTTCGCGCGAGGGGGCGAGGGGGTGAGCGCGGTCCCTGCGACGGTCGCCGCGCCCGAGATCATGAGCGGAACCCCGATGGCGGCGCCGACGCCGGTGATGGTCAGGATGGCGCCCAGGGCGATCTGGAGGCCGCCCAGGATGTAGCCGAAGGACTTGGATCCCATGGCTCACACCCTCAGCGCCCGGGCGTCGGCGCTGGTGGGGAACCCCCCGAACCGAAGCGGCTCCTCGGGGAAGTGCGCCTTGCAGCCGTTCTTCCCGAGGAGAGTCTTGTCGCAGGTGGCGAGGTCGCCGACGTACCCGCAGTGCTCCCCCTTGTAGACCCAGCGGCAGCGGAGCCCCTGGAGCGTCCGGTCGGGCACGCGGACGGCCTCGGCGGGGAAGACCCCGATCTCGAATACCACCGCCTCGCGGCCGATCCACGAGTAGGCCTCAATGAAGAAGGTCCACTCGATGACGAGGTCCTGGGGGTTCGTCCCCGACAGGAGGTCGCGGGAGGCCTGCCGGACGGTGACCCGTCGGCCCCGGATGTCCTCCCCGCCCGCGTCCGGGTGGACCTTCTGGCCGAGCACCCCGTCGGCGTTCTGCAGCACGAGGCGGAGAGCCGGGATGCGGCGCTCGGCCGACTCCTCGATCTCGGTGAAGCCCCCCGACGTGGGTTCGAACGTGAGTCCGTTCCAGGTGCGAGGGTGGGTGTCGATGGCGTAGCGGAGGGGGCCCGCCGCCGTGTCGATCTCGATGAGGGGCACGAGGTCGAACTGGTCTCCCTGGAGGAGGGCGACCAGCGCGGAGGACTTCTGCCTCACAGCGCCGTCGGGGCCGAGGCGTAGGAGTAGCCCGGTCCCGTCTCCCTCATCCGGACCGCGACCGTGCGGTCCGCGGCCACGGCACTCCCGCCCCCTCCGGTCTCCAGGTCCTGTTCGTCGGGGAGGTCGTCCCCCTCGAACCGGACCGGGTAGTAGAACTCGTAGTCGAGGTCGAGGTTGGCCCCGAGCCCGGGGGCCGAGAGGAAGTGGACGACGCACTTCGTCGAGGTCCCGAGCATGTAGGCACCCCCGGACTCGTTGCGGATCGTGTAGTGGATCCCGAGGGTCTGGACCTGCCCGTTCTTCTTCACGACCAGAGTGGACGTGTCCACGAATCGCCGCACGAGCGTGAAGTCCACCTGGGAGCCGGAGTCGATCTCGGGATCCTCGTGCTGGGCGGCGGCACCGGAGTTCTGCGGCTTGTAGAGGAAGGAGTCGAACCCCCCGAACCGCGCCGCCCAGAAGGCCTCGAAGTCCCGCCAGGTGCCGCCGGGGTTGGGGAACAGGATCCGGCCCCGCACCACGAGTTCCCCCGCCGCGTGGATCTTCTGCAGCGTCCGGCGGCCCCCGCCCGCCTCGTGGACCTCGTTCCGGAACGAGAGGTACTCCCGCGAGGCCCGCTTCAGGAGGGCGAACGAGAAGATGGCCGCGCTCACTCGGGCGCCCTCGCGCCGCGCCGGGAGCCCCGATGGAGGGCGGTGCCCACGATCTCGGCCTTGGCCTCGCGGCTGGTCTTCCGCGCCATGTCGTCGGCGAGGATGTGGTTCCGGACCACGACCGAGGCGTAGAGGTCTCCGTCGCCTCCCCGGGCGTTCGCGCCGTTGCTGACCTTCACGAGTTCGCCCGGGGAGACCCTCAGCGCCACGAGCTTGCTGTCGAGCCCGCCGTACCCGGCGACCCGGTAGGTGCCGCCGTGGGCCGACGCGGGAACCGAGGGCGCCGCCCCGCCAGCTCCGGCCCCCGCGCCGGCGACTCCGAGACCCGGGAAGAGGGCGAGGATGGCCTTCAGGATGAGGGCCTGCTGGATCATCGAGGCCACCTGGAAGGCGAAGTCGCGGGCCCAGTCCCGGAAGGCCTCCTTGGCGCTCTTCGTCCCGCGGGCGACCTCTTCCAGGGCCCGCGTGACTCCCTGGGAGAGGCCCTGCGTTGCCAGGTCCGCCATCTGGGCGCCGAGGCGACCCCAGGCGGCCGTCTCCTCGCGGAGCTGCGAGACCCGGGCCTGGAACCCCGCGCCGAAGTCGCCCCCGGAGACGGCCTCCCGGAGTTGCCCCTCGCGCTCGATGCGCGCCCGCGCGGCGGCCGAGGCGTTCTCGATCTCCTGGGCGCGGGCCATCTCCCCGCGCCGGCGGAGCTCCTCGACGAGGCGGCGGGTCTCCTCCTGGAGGGCGGCGACCCGCTGCCCGGTCCCGAGGCGGGCGAGGGCCGCCTCGTTGGTCTGGCCCTCCATCTCGAGGGAGAGGAGCCGCTGGCGGTAACCGGCCTCCCAGGCAAGCTCTCGCTCCCGGCCCTCGCGCTGGATGTCGAGGCGGAGGTCGATGTGGGTGGCCGCCGCCCGGGTGCGCTGGAGGTTCGCCTCCTCCTCGCTTAGGAGGCCCCGGACCTGAGCCTCGTTGAGAGACCTGAGGAGGGCGCTGTGGCGGTCGTCCTCGGCATCGAGTTCGAGGCGGGTGCGGTTGCGATCGTCGGCGAGCGTGACGCGGGCGGCCTGCCGGCGGACGTCGGTCACGCGGTCGAGGAAGTCCATCCGTGCCTGGAGCGCCGCCTCGTCTGCCTGGCGGTGGATCTCCGCCTCCTTCCGCCGGAACTCCCGGACGAGGTCGAGGTACTCCTTCGACCCCTCCTTGAGGCCCTCCAGCGCCTCGCGGCGTTCCTCGGCGAGCCGGGCGAGCTCCTTCTCGCGGTCCGTCCCCGGTCCAGCCGCGATGGCGGCGAGGTCGTTCTCCTGGCGGAGGGAGACCGCGGCCTCGGCGGCCTTCCGGGCCCGCGCCTGATCCTCCAGCACCGCGGCGATGGCGCGCTCGAGGTCGAGCACCTGCTGCGCGTTGGCGAGTCGAAGCCCGAGGCGCACGCGCTCGATCCCCTGGGCGGTGTTCCGCTTCTCCTCGTACTCGGCGATCTCGCGCTGGAGCTTCGCCTCCTTGGACTGGGGGTCGATGCCCTGCTGGAGGAGGCGGAGGCTCTCGCGGGCCGCTGCCAGGCGCTCCCGGAAGGGCCTGACGTCCTCCAGGCGGGCCTGGTGGCGGAGATGGTCGGCCTGCTCGGCGAGGATCCGGGAGAGTGCCTCCTCGAGGTCCTTCCGGAGGCGCACCTGCTCCGCGATCACCCCGGCGTCGGCCCCCTTCTGCTGGAGGGCCTTCGCGGCGGCGTCCTCGGTGAGGCCGATGCCCCGGAGCTCGCCTCGGAGGGTATTCCCCAGCGCGAGGATGGCCATCTCGGCCCGGCGGGCGTTCTCCGAGAGGCCGGCGAACGCCTTCTCGGTCTCCCTGGACTCGGTGACCTCCCGAAGCGACTCGCGGAATTTCCGCGCCGCGACCTCCTGGGAGAGCGCGGCCTTGTTGTAGGCCTGGGTCCTCTCGAACATCGCCTGCTCGACGGCCTCGTTGGCACGGAATAGCGCGATGTGCTCCTCGGAGGTGAAGAGGACGGCGTCCTTGAGGGCCTGCTGCGCCCGTGCGCGAGCGCGGAGGGCCTGATCGAGGCTGGCGTCGGCGGCGGTGAGTGAGGCGAGGTTCGAGCCCTGGAGGGTGTCGAACCTCTCCGCGCCGGCGACCCGGGCGGCCTTGAACCGCTCGGCGGCCCCCTTGGCGGCCTCCTCCTGGGCCTTCTTCACCGACTCCCAGGCCTCTGTGATGCGGGAGATGGCGATGGTGACGGCGGTGGCGGCGGCGACGGTGGCGGCCCCGAACCCCGCGAGGTTCCCCGCCGCGAGGTCCCCGATGAGGGAGCCGACCTTGGAGACGTGCCCGCCGAGCCACCCGAACTCCCGCGTCAGGAGGACCGTCGCCTGGCGGGCCTTTCCGAGTTCGCGCTTCGATGCGTCGCCGATGTCCACGAGGACGGTCTTGGCGTCCTTCCCGGCCCGGCCGAAGAGGGCGAAGTCGGCCTGCGCGTCCTTCACGGCGCGACGGGCCTTCCCGAGGTCCTGAGTGATCTGCGCGGAATCCGCGGACATCAGGACCTTGAGGACCCCGACCGTGGCGCTTCCCGCCATGGGCTACCCGCCTCCGGGGAGGTGTGCGAAGGCCGCGGCGATGGCCCGGGCGGCGCTCATCTGGTCCTCGGGGCTCTGCTCCGGGGGCTCCTCGCCGGCCGCACGGGCGACCACCGAGGCGAGATCGGGGAGCTTCCCGACGAACGCGGCCCCGGCCAGGGCGGCGACCCACCAGGCGGCCCGAGTCTCCCGGACGGACAGCGCGGTCAGGGTCAGGAGGAGCTCCCGCGGGGTCATGCGCCAGAACGCCTCAGGAGGGATGCCCGCAGCGGCGGCTTCGCGGAGATAGTCCGCTACGCCGCGGGCGGTGCCACCGCCGCGGCGGGCGCCTGAGGGTCCGGGGGCTTCCCCTCCTCGGGTTCGAGCTCGGGGAAGAAGTAGCGGAGCGCCACGCCCATGACCCGCTGGGCCTCGCGCCGGCCCATCTGGTCGATGAGGCGCCCGGTCTCCTTGAGGGTGACGTCGGGGTGGTCCGCCTGGAGGCCGGCCCAGAGCATGGCGCGGAGGCTCTTCGCGGAGAGCTTCTCGCGGGCGACGTCGAGCAGCGCGTCCGAGAGGGGGCGGCCCGACGCCTCCTCGAACTCGGCCGCCGCGTTCCAGTCGTACTTCAGCCGGAAGGCCCGGCCGCCGGCCTCGAAGGAGGCCTCGCCTCGGAGCGCGTTGGCCACGGATCATCCCTCCTACGCGAAGTTGGCCGGGACCGGCTTCCCGGTGACCTGGACCTTGCAGGCGACCGTGATGAGGTCCTTCGTCGCGCTGGTCGGCTCCCAGCCCGAGATCCAGCCCGGGAAGGTGAGCGAGGGGGCGTTGCTGAACTGCGGCCAGGAGACCCTCCACTTCCGGGTGGTCCCGTCCTCGAAGTCCTTCAGCAGGCCCGAGTTCGCCCCCTGGGAGACGTGGTCGGGGCGGAAGTTGAGGACGAGGGAGACCTCGCCGCCCTTCTTGAGCCCGGGGACCGGCTCCTCGTAGTCGTCCGGGGAGTCGAAGTTCGTGGCGTCCACGGCGTCCCGCGACATCGAGGGGCCGCCGAGGGACTTCACCTCGGCCACGGGGACGAACGTGCCCGAGCCGACGGGGTCCTCCTTCTCGAAGGTGGTCTTCTTCCCGATCTTGGCTCCAGTCGCCCCCATGGTTTGTTCCTCCTGCCTGCGTTACGCGACCCGGCGCACGCCGCCTGCGTAGTCTCTGAGGCACCTGTCCGCCGCTTCCAAGGCGGCCGGGTCGTCTTTGAACCTCCCCAAGCCGTTGTTGCAGTCGGCGCAGAGCGACCACGGCCGGACGCACTTCCCGCACGATCTGCGACTGTCACAACACCTGTGGTCGTGGTCCACGGCGAGGGCCTTGACCTTCCCTGTCCGCCTCTCGATGAGAGTCTCGGGCTTGCCGCAGAAACGGCACTTTCCGTCCTGTGCCGCGAACAGGCGGTCGTAGAACTCCAGAGTGACCCGGTACGCACGCCACAGGCGGAGCGCCCGGTACTTGTCCGGATTGGCTCTCCGGTCCTCCCTCCGACCGGCGTTGATCTCGTCTCGGTGGGCACGCCTCCGAAGTCTGCTGGCCTCTCGGTACTTGTCTGGGTTCTTCCAGTACCGGGCCCTGCACTGGGACCTTCGCCTCTCCCGAACGTTCGGGTCAGCCCGGTGACGTGCGGCGATCTCCCCTCGACGCCATTTCGCCACGTAGGCGTTCCAGCACGGCTTGCACCGTGCGTATGGCCTCCCTGATCCGTCGCGGCGGGAGCGATAGAACTCCGCCAGGGTCTTCGTCTCTCCGCAGCCGGAACAGACCCGAGTTGCGGGGCCCGGTGAGCTGAGCGGGATCGGAAGGAGGGAGGTGACCACGGGGATCAACGGAGCGAAAAGGCTCCAAGCGACAAGTCGGCCTCGCTGGAGTAGGTGACGACCGCGCGCCCGTTGGCGTCGTTGAACGACGCGGGGTCCAGCGGCCCGATCCACCGCTCCTTGAGGGCGGGGACCTGGACCGCGAGGTCGGTCTTCGCCGCGCCCTGGGGCACGGCCCCCGCGGGGAGCTGCGAGGCCACCGTGACGGTGTGGGAGAGAGTCGCGTGGGCGTTCTTGACGACGAGGAACTCCCGGCCCGTGTTGGGGAACGCGTCCCCGCCCGCGGCCGCGGCCCCGAGCGCGGGATCGAGCCCCGTCCGCGCGATCGCCTGGACCGTCAGGACCGCCATGGGTCACCTCCGCGGGTCCCTGCGAGGGACCGCGGTCCAAGATGGAGGCGCGTCAGGCTCGCGCAAGTCCCCGGGAGGGGGCGCGCCGTGGCCGAAGAAAGGCCCCGGGACCGTCCCCGGGGCCTGGTGCGGCTACTCCTCGGTCGAGGTCTCCCGGCCGACCACCACCGGGCACCCCCCGTCGTCGAACTTCACCACCCCGCCCTCGCGGGCGGCCCGAAGCGCGGCGTCGTAGACGCTGCGGGCGGCGATCCGGGCCTCGGCGTCGACCCGGGCCAGTGCGGCGTCCGTGTAGACCAGCGCGTTCGTGTGGCGACCCTCGGGGTCGAAGCCCCCGCGCACCTGGGCCGCCAGGCTGATGAGATCGGTTTCGAAGCACACATCGGGGACCTCGCTCTTGGGGCCCGGGTCCACCACGACCCAGAACCTCTCGAAGCCCCCGCTCCTGTTCGGCTTCACTCCTCACCTCCTTCCTCGTGGACCTCGAATCCCTGGAAGACGGCCCGGGAGTAGAGGTCGCGGTGGTCCCGGACCCAGCGGGCCGACGCCTCGTACCCCATCTCCCCCGCGAGCCGGGCGACCACGGGGCGGTCGAGCATGTTGGTGAGACCCGAGCGGCGGACCGCCTCGATGCCCTCGAAGACCCTCCGGGAGACCCGGACCGGATTGGCATCCGTCACGAGGCACCTCCCGGGCGCCCCGCCTCGGGGTGGTAGACGGGCCAGAGGGTGACCTCCTCGTGGCTGTACTCCAGGAGGCCCTCCCCGCAGGACATGAAGACCCGCGCCCGGGGCCCGGCCCGGTAGAACGGGTCGCGGAGGATCTTGGAGGCGGCCTCGAAGGCCGCCCCCTGGTTGACCGCGTCGACCTGGTCCGTCACGGGCGTGGCGTCCTCCCGCACGACCAGGATCGACCAGCGCTTCTTCGCCTCGTTCGGCATCTCGCCTCCTCCTTCGTCGTCGACCACCGGGCGGCTACCGGAGGGCGGCCCGCAGGCGGTTCGACAGCGACCCGCCCTTGTTGCCGACCTTCTCCCGGGGGCCCACCCAGCGGTCCGTGTAGGCGTAGCTGGCCTTGTTGATGGACTCCTTCAGGACCGCCATCGGGATCACCTCCTCGGTCTCGGGGCGCCCCTTCACCGTCACCCGGACTCCCTTCTCGGCCTTCTCGACGAGGAACGTCACCTTCTCCGAGACGTTGGACCCGCGTCCGCCCTCGTACTCGCACTCCACCCCGGCCTTGCGGCAGGCGTCGCGGTACGGCGCCACCGCCGCGCGGTAGGCGTCCTTGGCCCCGGCGACCAACCCCCGGGCCTTCTCGGTCATCTCGTGCGCCTCGGCCTCCGCGGTGGCGAGGGCGGTGCGCGCCTCGTCCACCGGCTTCCGCAGCGCCTCGAGGTCCACCGCGGGCGGGGTGGCCTTCTTCGCGGCGGCCTTCGGGGCCTTCGCCGCCTTCTCCCGCTTCCCCTTCATCGCCTTCGGCGCGGGGACCGCGCCCTCCTGCGAAGTCGCGTCCTTCTTCGTCGCCTTCTTCTTCGCCTTCGCCATGTTCGTCTCTCCTTTCCGGGCCATCGCCCGGGACGTCGGAACCTGCGTCCTCACGCCTTCACCGCCTCGATGCCCCGGACCTCGGCGAGGTCCCCGTAGAGGGCGCGAGCGTGGTGGAGCGCTTCCTTCCCGTCCGCGGCGTGGAGGTCGGGGACTCGCATCGCGAGGGTCTCCCCGTCCACGGCGACGCGGACGTACACTTCGAACCGTTCGAGCTGCGGGCGGGCCACGGTCAGGCCTCCGTCACGCAGAGGTGCCCGGG